AGTGTAGGAAATTAAATTCAGATATCATCACATTACCAAATGAGGTACCTTTAAATAAGTTAGATTTCGATAGTTTTAATGCACCAACTAAAATTTTAGTTAGACAGTTATTTATGTCTGAAGCAAAAAAAGCGTTAGGTAGAACTAGAGGTAAATTCGGTGGTATTGTTGGACCACCAGAAGCTGAGAGAACTATGGACTACGAAACATTAATTACTGAAGGTAATGAAGAAAGGAAAGCTATATTAGAGAGGTTGTCTGAAATGTTAGATAGATTGTCTACTCAAAAACAATTAGAAAGAGCTGCAAATGAAGCTGAAAATCTAAATAAACATTTAAAATTTAGACCATTAGGTTTTTATTTTCACTAAAAAGAAAGGGGGTTTTTAACCCCCCTTTAATTTTCTTCAATTTTTTCATCAGTTTTCAACATATCTATGTAATCTTCAGTTTCTAACTGAATTCCAGCTAAATTTAATTCTTTTTCAATGGCATTAGCTTTATTAGTATCATTATTATGTTTTGATTCAATCCAAACTGATTTTAACCAATCTTCAAAATTATGTAACTTTTTATTAGGTTCTAACATATACCATTTAGCTCTTTGATTAGCCCATGGTTCATATTTTAATATAGAATCTAAACTACATAAATCTACACCCCATTTATTAGAAATTATAAAGATATTTGGTTTACCATTTTTATCCTCATGAACTGTAAATTCAGCGAATGATTTGAAACTTGCTGGAATAACGGTAGTTTTTTTCATTTTTTCATAATCAGAAACTTCTAAACGTTTAATTAATTTTAAACATTCATCTTTTTCAAATTGTATACCATTAATTCTTTCCAATTTTTTTCTGTTAAAATAATCTTTTTGAATTTGATTCCAATCCATACCTAAATCAGATAAATTATTTGGTTCTTTTTCCATTCTCATCCAAAACTCAATCTCTTTATCTTCCATATCCATTAATTCTGATATTGTATTTTGGTCCTCATCTTTAAATGGGTTACCACTATCTAACTCACATTGTTTTAATGTAAACATTTTAATATCGGTTAATTCCATTTCTTTAGTCTTTTTATTTTTAACCAAATCAATAGTAATACTATCTCTAATTTCTGGTTTAAAACATACTAATAACGGGTGAATCCTCTTATTGAACATATCTAAATATTTAGCTACGTTATATTCTGTAGTAATTAATTCAGCATCACTCTCTATTTCTTCGGTTGGAATTAATTTACTCTGAATAACTACTGAACGCTCACCAGTTTCTTTATTAGTAACGACTTTAACATCACCATGACTTTTAACTGTACCAGTATTCACATAATATATAGTGTCACCTAAATTGGCTTTAATATTATTAGCTAATAATAATTCCATATGGGCTTTTCTAGCTTTAAAATTACCAGCCGCAGTTTTAGTATTACATTCTTTCAAGTAAGTACTTATACTTTCTTTAACTTTTGCTTTAGAAGCTATTTTAATTAATGGTATTCTAAAATTATAAATATTATCAACCGTTTTATTATATAATTGAATGAATTCATATCCATCACCATTTAATAAGTGTTTAATACCTTCTTCTAAGAATTCTTCAATATATGTTGGTAATTTAGAGGATTTTATGGTATTACCAACTAATTTGATTTTACCATCTATTAAGTTAGCATAATTTTTTCTAGAGAAATTAATTGTTGACTCACAAATATCATCAATATCTAATCCCATTCTACCAATCATGTATAATTCATTAAATTCAGCAACAACAGCTTTTAAACCTTCAAGTTCTTTACCTTTATCTTCTTCAGTAAATCTATGAGTTCCTTTAGGTGTATAACGTCTAATATTAATATTTTCAGGTATTGCGAAGTTGAATCCATCGGTATCACCCACTAATGGTTTGAAACCATAATCCATGAAAAATTTAACCATTAAACGCAAATATTGTCTACCTCTACATGTAGTTTCCTCAGCACAATTTGTATCACCCCAAGGGAAAATATTTGGCGCACCTAATGAACCAAAAAATGAGTTACCCAAAATTTTAATAGGTAATTGTTTTTTATCATATAAACTAGCTAATGATTTATGTCGTTCCATTTCTTTTTTCAACATAGAACGTTCCTCATCAGTCATTTTATCTCCATTTTCTTCAAGTAATTCACTAATTTTAGAAGCTTCAGCTTTATGTTCATTCATCAAACCTTTATATTTATCCCTAGTGGATGCAATATATAATAACATACCTTTCATTACCCCACTAATATCTACGTTAGGGAATACATCCCAAGTTAACTCAATGTTAGGGTAAAGTGCCGCATAATCCAGTTTACTCACATTTTTAGCATAACCAACTTCCAATAATCTAGATAATCCACCAGTAAAATTTTCTTTACTTTTAATGTTAGGTATGGCCAATCTATTTTCATATGACCATGCTAACATAATCAATTTCCAAACACTCGCAGTACCCATTGTGGTAGAACGCATATAAGTGGTAGGAATAATTTTAGATAACAAAAATGATGCTTGATTATAAACCTCATCTACTTTTTCAGTTTCCCAAAGGTCATCTAATAGATATCGTCTAACAATATAATTACCTTTAACGGCTTGATATCCTTCTTTTAAGGGATTATCTTCAGAAAGAGTATAATATGTACCATCTTCATCATTAAATGCGTATACAGTCTCTAAATCATTCCACATGGTATGAATTTGATTACCTTCTATATAAACACGATTAGGTTTATTTAATTTTGAGAATTTGGTGATATACTTCAACCCAGCGCTCTTAATATTGGAGTTAATCGCTTTAGCACGTCTAACCGCATGATAAACATCTAAAATATTGTAACCATACATAACTGTTTGTTTACAATATTCAGTTTCTCCACCCAATTTAAGAGTTTTATCAACTCGTTTAATTTTATTTTCACCAGTTTTATCTAAAGTTTTAGCGATTAATTCAATATCTAATCCTAAAATTTCACATCTAGTGAAAATATATTCCCAGTCAAAGTTCTCTGAGTTATAACCAGCAATCGTATCAGGTTGTAATTTTTTGATTATTTCAAAAAAACGTAATATTAAATAAGCTTCTTGTTCATTAGCGTCAGCATCAGGGTCTTGAGAAATTTCTAAGATTTCTTCAAAACCTCTATTATCTCTAACCCCTATCTGAAAAATTCTACCATCTTTAAGTCTTAATGGATTACCTATTTTATCAAACTCATAAAGATTATTATAATCTTCTAACTTTGATGAATCTTTTGAAATGTCATACAATATTTCACCCCTTTCCTCTTGAGATAATAAAGTACCTTTTGGGGATAACGAAGTGGTTTCCAAGTCAAATTGAAGTCTATGTAGATTATCGTAATCTTCAAAACCTTTAAACAAACGTTTACCACTACCAATTAGATATTGTTCAACTGGATTTATTACAATAAAATATTCTTTATGTTTTGAACCATAAATATCTACCCCACCTTGTTTGAAAAAATTAATTATTTTAGTGAATGAACCAGTGGTTTTGGCCATAAATTTATAACCAGTTTCCATTCTAAATGGTGTTGATGCATCATTGACATTAGTTTTTAAACGAACAATAGTAATACCAAATTTTTTAGTAGCTTTAAGAATTTCATTTCTTTTACCACCATACATAATTTTAGTAACTTCTTCTTTAAACCATAGAAATGAAGTCAATTTATCATTAGAAATATATTTACCCCTTTCAGGGTCATTAATAACTAAAGATGCATTATCTGACCCATAAGGGATTTCAACGTTAACAATATACTTTTGTGGGTTCTTACCTTCTAAGAATTTAGATATTATTTCTTCGTTAATCATATTATTATTTTTTTACAAAATAACAGTATAATTTTATAAAAAACAACATTTTTAATGGAAAATTTAATTTTGAAACTAAAAATAATATTTTTAATGTAAAATTTTATTTTATTTTATATTATTTACTAGGAATTACACATATTTATTTGTATAACAAATTTTAAATTGTAATACAAATGGATATACATGAATTTATGCAAAAATATAAAACTGGTTATGATATTTTAAAATCTAAATTTGATATTTTTCAATATTTTAATTTTGAGAGAAATATAGTTGATGCCCTAGAAAAAAATAGTTATAACATACTGTTACATGGTAGACAAATGCATATTACTACTATTTTAAGGGTATATAGTCAATTTCATGCTATTAAAGGTAAAAAAATTTATTATATTTCTAATAGAATAGAATCTAGTAATAAATTTATAGACAATATTTTACATTTTAATAAAGATGAAATTTTAAAATGTTCAAAAAGGAAAATTGATTTTAAAAGTGGTGGGACTATTAAAGTTATGAGTAGTAGGTTAAATGAACTTTTTTTATCTGAAATTAATAATAATGATATTAAAGATGTTATTATTATTATTGATAATGCAGCATTTATAAGTAATTTATCTAATTTAATTAATTATTTTAATGGACTTAATATAAATAAAATAATTGTTGCATCATCTCCCAATGGTTTAAATGATTTTTTTAAGTTATTTGTGAGTTCAAGTACAGGTAAATCACCATTTAAATTAACTAAAGTCACATACAAAGATAATCCAAGATATGATGAAAAATGGGCCAAAGAAATGTTACATCTTTTAGGTTATAATAGCTTTAGGCAAGAAATTTTAGTTGAATTTTTTAATTCTGAAACTAAAAACAATGAAATAACATTACAAGTTAGAGTAAATGAAGAAATAATGGGTAAGATAAGGGAAAAATTATTACATGATAATATTAATATTTCCACTTATCTTAGAGATTTAATCATCAAGGATGTGAATAAATAACTCATCCTTGATAGGAACTAAAAGTGTACCAGAACCATCATTAAATACTATTTTGAATTCACCAACAAATGTGCCAGCTTTCTTTGTTTCTTTTTGACTAAATTGATATCCGATGAAATATTCTTCACCAACACAATCTGAAACTGGAGTTTTTAACAAACACATTGCATCTTTATCACCAATTCGTAAAATTCCAGTATCCACTTCTTTCATACAAAAAGTAATTACTGAATTTTGTAATTTATCGTGAAAATTATCATAATCATTTCTACCATCATTAATTAATTCTAGTTTTAAGATGGGTAGAGTCGCATTTTTTTTAATATAAAAATCCATTTAGTTTTTATTAATAAATATATCATTTTATAATAATGGATGTATTAATTCCAAAGCCTCTTCAATTGTTTTGAACGATTTATTAGGAACCAATACCTTTTTATTGATAATAATGATTGGTATTATCGGTTCCCCAACAAATTTAAATAGTTTTTCACATTCATTTTTATTTTTTTCATCATCAACATCAATGTTAATAAATTCAATTTTTTCATTATTTAACAATTTTTTCAATTTATCACAATACTTACATTGTGTACTACTATATACTCTTATCATAACTCAAATCCATTTTTTTCCATATCTTCAATTAACATTCTTAATCGTTTACCATGTTCATCATTTTTAGCAATAATTTGGTCAATAATTTTTTGTTTATTAACTAATTTATACCACATCATTAATGAAACAGTACCTAAAAATAATTGATAATAAACTGACACATTATTTTTTTGTCCAATTCTATGTGCCCTATCTTCTGCTTGTTCATTATCGCCAGGTACCCAACTAAATGAATTAAAAATAACAACAGATGCTTCAGTTAATGTAATACCAACACCAGCAGAAGTAATATTACCAACAAAAATTTTAACTTTATTATCGTTTTGAAAAGCATCAACTGATTTTTGTTTTAAGGTAGTACTCATACTACCATTATGAATTACACATTCTTTCCCAAAATGACTAGCAATCTCTTCTAATTCTTCAGTAAAAGTTGTGAATACAATAACTTTTTGACCTTCCTCAATAGCATCATTAATTAATTCTATAGTGTGAGGTATGGTCTCCATAGCTATGAATTTTCTAAGTAATCCTAACTCCACTAAATCTCTAGATAATGAACTAATTTTACGTTTACCATCTAATGCACGTTTTTCAACGTATTCATCCCATAACATTTCATATTCTTTTTCGCCACGTTTAGATAGTGTATGGTAATTAGTGATGATAGTTTTATCAGGCATATCTAAAACTTCTGATTTAAGTCTTCTTAATAATAAGTCTTTAGTCCTAATATTTAATTCTTCTAAATTAGACGCACCAGATGTTACCCAAATTTGTTTTTTTTTACCATTTTTAAGTGTCTTATTAAAACGTTTTCCATCGCAATAACGTTTAGCGAAAAAATGCCAGTTATCAGCTAAAGGTGAACGAATCAATCTTAATAAATTATAGAAATCCATCGGTCTATTAGCGATTGGAGTACCAGTTAATAACCAAACCGAATTTATACCATGAGTTAATACTAAATCATTTATTATACTTCCTCTTTGGGTTTTTGGGTCCTTCACTTTATGTGCCTCATCTAAAATTAATAAATCATATTTTTCATTAACTAAATTTCTATAATGAGGATTTAATTCACCATTTTCATCTTTAGTTTGAGGTCCAACTGTATGAAAATTTTTAAGAATTTCATAATTAATTATAGTGAATTGCCCAACATATGGCCATTTACTACCATTAACTATTGTAGCGACTTTATTGAAATTCTCTATTTCTCTTTGCCAACTAATTTTCATACTAGATGGACAAATAATTAAAATTTTTTTATAACCTTTTTCTAATGACGAAATAATTGATTGATAAGTTTTCCCTAAACCCATGTGGTCCCCTAAAATAGCATTATCTCTACATAATAAAAATTTAATACCTTCTTTTTGATGAGTATATGGTGTTCGACCAATAATATCCATTTGAGCATATTTTTCCCAATCAACATCAATTTCACATTCTGTAAAATATGGGTCATCTAGAACCATAGTTTTAGGTAACCAATAACATTTAGAATTTTTTTGTTTTTGGGTTAACTTACCATAAACGTGGTAAGTTTTTTCTTGGTCTGCAAGCATAGCTTGAATTAATATTCTTTCGGGCACAAATGGTAAATCATACATCTCTTTTAACGAATTACCTAAATATGTGTTAATTCTAACGATTTTATTTAATACTTGTGGTGGAGTATTATAAATATCAATTATATATTGAATTTGTGTTTCGGTTAGTTTTAATTTACCATCTTTTAAATATTTATTTTTTAAATCTTTTATATACGGATTTATCCCATCATATTCTAATAATAGGGTTAATGCTTTCCTTCCTTTTAAATCATTTATATCTATCAAAATTTTAATCTTTAATAATATTTTATATTATTAATATAATCAAAAATCAAATAAAAGTCAAGATATATAAAATAAACAAATAAAAGTCAATATTTATCATAAAGCAATATTATTATGAGTAAAGGGAAAAATAAAGTACCAATTAAAAGAATCAATAAATTCTTTTCTGGTAGAGATTATGATTTAGAAATACAAATGGGTAGAGAGGCTATTGAAGGTGATGGTAACTTTACCGTAATATTGTATAGAATTGATAGAGAAACCACTCAATCAGATGATATATATAATGAAGCTAGTGCTAGTGAAATCAATTATTTACCGCCAGTTGAAATCTATGTATTACCTACCATTGATGAAGCTCAAAATAAAACATATAATAAAAGTAATTTAAGATATTTAGAAGATGGTAATTTAAGTTTTATTGTTTATTCACAACATTTAAAAGATTTGAAAATCGATATAACTGTGGGTGATTATATTGGTTATCCAATTAATGAAACTGACATTATATATTATAGTGTGACAAATGCTGGTGAAAAAAATTATGATAACAGACACACAATAATGGGGTATAAAAGTGCTTATAGAATCATTAAATGTACTATCGCTAATGAAGATGAATTTAATGGAAAATAATAAATTATGGGATTACCAAAAGGATTTAGAAAAACAGTAAAATTTATTAATCAAAAAATCGGACCTGAAAGAAGACAAGAATTTCTTGATGAAATTGATTATAAAGGGGCATACTTACCTAAAGGTGTTGATTATGAAGATATTGATAAAACATTCATAGATTTTGTTAATAATGATTTAAAAATGGAAATTGGTGGTGAAGAAGTACCAGTAATATTTCTTACTATACAAAAATGGGTTGAATTTAGTAAAACATGGGAGTTTACAGATAAATTTAAAAATATTAAAATGCCATTTATTACCATAGTTAGACAACCTGATATTCAGGTTGGAACTAACCAAGCTGGGGTATGGAATATCCCTGGTCATAAGGTCTACACCTATATTAAAATACCTACATTTGAGAATGGAAGAAAAGGGGTAGACACATATAAAATACCACAACCAACTTCAGTTGATATTACATATGAAGTTAGATTATTTTGTAATAGAATGAAAGATTTAAATCTATTTCATAAAATAATTCAAATAGCATTTAATTCTAGACAATTTTATGTTAAAGTTAATGGCCATCCTATGCCAATACATTTAGAAAAAGTAGGTGATGAAAGTCAAATAAATAATTTCGATGAGAGAAAGTTTTATGTTCAACATTTCGAAATGAAAATTCTAGGTTATATTCTAGATGAAAATGAATTCGAAGTAATACCAGCAATCACTCGTGGGAATATTAAATTTAATGAAGGGTAATATAATAAATGTCAAAAGGGTTTAAAAAAACAGTAAAATTTATTAATCAAAAAATCGGGCCTGAAAGAAGGCAAGAATTTCTTGATGAAATAGACTATAAGGGTAGTTATTTACCTAAAAGTATATTTTATGAAGATATTGATAAAACTTTTATTGAATTTGTCGATAATATATTAGAATTAACAATTGATGGTGAAAAAGTGCCAGTAATATTTCTTACCATACAAAAATGGGCTGAATTTAGTAAAACTTGGGATACATCAGATAAATTTAAAAATATTAAAATGCCATTTATTACCATAGTTAGACAACCTGATATTCAGGTCGGGACTAACCAAGCTGGAGTGTGGAATATCCCTGGTCATAAATTGTTTTCTTATTTAAGAATCCCTACATTTGAGAATGGAAGAAAGGGAATTGATACATATAAAATACCGCAACCAACTTCAGTTGATGTAACATATGAGGTTAGATTATTTTGTAATAGAATGAGAGATTTAAATATATATAATCGTATTGTTCAATTAACATTTCAATCTAGACAATTTTATGTTAAAGTTAATGGTCATCCTATGCCAATACATTTGGAAAGTATTGGTGATGAAAGTCAAGTAGATGATTTTGAGAGACGAAAATTTTATGTTCAACATTTCGAAATGAAAATTCTAGGTTATATTCTAGATGAAAATGATTTTGAGGTAATCCCATCAATTAATAGAACAGTAATTTTTACAGATATTATTGATAAAGAGATAAAACCTAAAATTGTAATTAGGTCATTAAAAGATAGAGATGAAATTTCATTAAATATCGTGATAAAAGCGAATAATTTTAATACAGAGTATTTGATTACACCAGAATATAATATTCAACTAAATGAAATTGAATATATTGAAAATGCTAGTAATGTTAATGTAGCAATCAATGGTATTTTACAATCATTACCTTTCAATGTTGATGCTAATCAAACTATGGTAATTACTGTAGATAGAAACCAAAATCTTATAACTAGATTTAATTTTAAAGGATTTGTTAAATAATGAGTGAAATAAATAGTACATATATATTTAATGCTGGTTCTGGGGGTGGG